AGAAGTTCTATCACGAAGCACCTGCTCGATCACTTGATCAAGAGTTCATTGATGAAGCTGTAACATTCCAGTCTGATAAGATCGAAGATGTAAATCTCATGGTACAGAGAGTACTTGCTGAGAAAGAGATCTATGAGGGTTATTTCCCAATGGATAAGAAGATGCATATCCTTGGTGATCTTATGGAGGAATATCATCTCTGTAAAGATACAGAACCTTCCCAGAAATTCAAGGACATTGTTCTTAGAAACTGGATATCTCCAAATAAGATGAAATCTGATGCAGAAGAATCCGTTAAGAAGGATGATACTCCTGCATTCTCTTTAGACGATATCAAAGAATATCTCAATAATGGTCCAGTTGTTAATATCAAGACCACAGGTGATGCTCCCGTAACAGTTAATGTTGATGATTCTATCATTCCAGAGATATCTGAAACACGTAAGGTAGAAATCAATATCATTACTGTAGAAGAAAAAGAAGGCAGCATGACTACAGTTATTGAGGATGCTGATGTTGATGATGTACTTAACATGGTACCACAGAGACCAGCTGTAAACAATGTACCGATTACACTTGTATACTCTGGATATCGTGCTGTAAGTATGCCAATGAACTGGTTTGATTATCTTAAGCTGGCTTCTCCATCTTCTAACAATGTATCTGATAATCTTATCCAGAAATGGAGTAACATCTATGATCATTTACTTTCAACATCAATTGGTAAGTTTGAATCATTTGATGACTTCCTTAAGCATACTATGTGGGAAGATCTGGAACTGTTTGAATGGGCTTTATTCGTTGCTACATCATCTGAAAAAGAAATGATTTCGTATACATGTGATCATCAGATCGGTACTAAGAAAGTCGAAAAGAAAGATGATGATGGTAACATTATATACGATGACAATGGTAATGCCATCCTTGTAGATGAACCTGTATTATGTAAGAACGAAGTACGTTATGAATACAATCCTCGTTCTGTTATTGAGCTTGATACAGAGAAGCTTCCTTCGTACTATGAAGAAGTATATAATGTACCTGCTGGTGAAAGTGCAATGGCACTTCATAAGAAGATAATCGGTACTAAGCAACAGCTTACATTACCAGATTCAGGTTACAAGCTTAAATTCTCACGTACATCGGCATATGATTACATCTATAAGAAACTTCCAATCATTGTTGAACTTTGTGGTGAGTATAACATTCCATTCTCACAATTTGAAAAATACATGCAAAGAAATCCAGTTGGTAGCTTATACATTCTCTGTGCTGTTGGTATTGATGCAATCACCATCAGAATCAATGATAATGATTATGAGTTTACCAAATGGCCAAAGATCCGTAAGATCATAGACACACTTACAAATGATGATATTCAAGTAATCATGAGAGTATTCGAAGAAAGAAATACAAAGCCATTTGATTTCAACTTCCATGATATTGAATGTTCTGAATGTCATCATAAGACAGAAACCCTCCCAGTAGGAGACTTATTCCAGCTTATGGGTTTCAATCTTACTCGTCGTCTTCAGAATACGGAAATCAACTTGATCGACATTGCATCGAATTGATTATGACTTCGGAGGTACTATCTAAGGTAGTACCTCTCGAATTACTTAAGGATATGCCTCGACCTTTTGTACTAAGACTACGAGAAATACGTGAAAAACAATTAGAAGCCCGCCGTAAAGCAGAGGAAAACCATATGCAATCTATACCAAATAACAGTGGAAGCCCAATATTCCCAAACATATCAAGAGAGGATATGGAAGAATTCATGGAGGAAGCACTTTAATAAACCCATTTCAAAGGAGTGATTCTCTATGGAAAATATTCGTTTAAATGATTACATTGGAATGATGATTGAATCTAATGGAATTGAATACGTTATAGAAAATTATCTGGTATTAAGAGAAGCATACTATCAACAGAAACAAGGAGGTTAATCAATGTTTAATATACCAATGAACCGAATGAAAGATTTCAAGAAGATGTTTGAAGGACATGTTCTTGGAACAAGTAATTGTAGCATATACTATTACCATATCAAACTTATAGCAAAGAAAGCACAATTAATATCACGAGAAGATTATCTTGAACACTTTAACATGTTCTCTGATATTGATTTATTAACAATGCCAATGGATACTTTCGTTGAAATACCACGTGATGATATTGATGAAGATGATGATACTGAACTTACAGAAGATGATTTCAAGTTACTTGAGATCAACAGACTATGTCCAGAGTTTGTTAAGATACAGAACCGTATATCGGAAGAACAGATTCGATTGAACTTACCTCCGGATCATAACGTTATCAAGAAGCTAGACGATCCAAACAATAATAAAGAATCTGTTATCGATGTATTTACATGTGATTGCTTCTATCATTACTGCGTGCAGCAATATCTCAATAAGATAGACAAACTTCGTATCGCATTATTATCTAACATCACTCCATTAATCGAATGGGTGGTTGAGAATCTTGATCGTGATAAGATGATAGATTTTCTATCAACATCAAATAGTATCAATGAAGCAAGGATAGAGAAATATTCCGATGATATATTCTTTAAACCTGATTATGAATATTTACAAAGGTTTTATATGATACCACATAAAGATGTAATGCAGTTCGATGTTAAAGAACTATTTGAGAGATTCATATCGAATATAGTTGTTAAATCGGATATATACATAATTACTGCGGTATACATGCTCTTATCGTATTGCAAAGTTCCTTTAGAATCAGAAGACGATATAGATGAGAAGTGTGTTGCATACGTAAGAGATGTAATATCAACACTTTAAATTATTTTTCATATCAGGGAGGTAAGGAAGATGGGTAAGATAACAGAGAATCCATCAGAGGATAAGAAGAAACGTAAGATGCGTAGATCCATGAACTATGCAAACAACATCGAAGCACGTGCAGCTGAGATTAATCCACTTGCATGTGTCGGTGCATCTGCAATGGGTTTCCCAGACAAGATCTCTCCAGTACGTAGTGTAATGGAAGCACGTCATACTTCACAGAGAGTTGTATTGGATCAACCTGAATTTGCACATCTGTTCACTGGAGCTGAAAATCCATTTGGTCAGAGATCATCATTTAACCATAAAGCAGATGATGATTATGAGATCACTAAAATCTTCAAGAAGTTTAAAGATTTCGATACATCAGAAATCGTTTACTTCATGAGAAATGTTCATACTGGCAGATACAAATGTGAGATCTTCGAAGCAGGAGCTCATAACAATGTTGAGAAGTATGGATTTAAGATGATTAACTACATGACCAATAAGCATGAAGGAGATTATGTTCCTAAGGGAACTATTCTTCAGCAGTCATCTTCATATGTAGATGATAACTACTGCGCTGGATTAAACGCACGTATCATGTATACAGTTCTTCCTCAGCTTACAGAAGATTCACTTATAGTATCAGATGAATTTGCTAAGAGGGCAGCATATAACATGGTCGATATCGTCAAGGTTAAGCTCTCAAAGAATTCATTTATGTTAAATACATATGGTGATGATTCGCTCTATAAATCATTCCCAAATGTAGGTGAATACATCAAGAATGATGTTCTTCTCTCAATACGTGAGAATAGTATGGTATCATCTAAACAGGAAGCCAAGTTCTCACATATCAATGACCAGGATAAGATCTCACATGGTGTTGTAGTTGACATTGATGTGTATTCTAATCTGGAGACAGAGAATGATCAGCTTAACTATTACTGGAAATGCTGCCAGGATTATTACAATGATATCTATACTTATATAAGTATGATTGTCCAGGATAAGTCTCAGGATGATAATGGTATACTTGATCTGTATCATCGTGCAGAAAAGTATATCTCTGAAGCTAAATGGGTTTCTAAGGAACACATACTCGATACAGTAATCATCTTTAAAGTATTACAGAGACAGGAAATCAAAGTTGGTCAGAAAGTCGTTGGTAGATATGGTAATAAGAGTGTAATCTCAAAGATTATTCCAGCTCACTTAATGCCAAAGACAGATGATGGTAGACCAATGGATATGCTTGCGAATGGATTATCTATCAATAACAGAATCATCTTCTTTGCTCTGTATGAATCTACAATCACATTCATGTGTGAAAGATTACATCAGTACACATTAAAGTGTCTTTCTGAAGGTATGAGTAATGATGAAGTAATGGTTCCTATAGTTGATTTCTGTAAGATGTTTAATACTTTATGGGGAGAAGAAGTTGATCGACTTTATCATGAAAACCCAATCGAAGGTATTGAAGATATTAAGCAGAATGGTATCTATATCCATATACCTCCGCTTGGTGAACAGTCTACACGTGATGCTATCCTCGAAGCATATGATAAGTATCCACATATCTTTACCAAGTACAAAGTATTTGCTAAACTCAGACACAGATGGATTCAGCTTAAAGGAGAACATGCTATCGGTTATCAGTACACATGGGTACTTAAGCAGGAACCTTCTAAAGCGATGAGTGCTGTATCAACAGGTAGAACAACTCTCTATGATCAGCCAGTAAAGACTAAAGCATTTAATAAGAATAACGCACGTCATTATTCTGATAATCCAATTAAGTTTGGTGAGTATGATACTTATAACTTCCTTGCTGGTGTATCTGTAGTTGACTTTGCTAAGATAAGTACATACTTCAGAGGTTCTCAGTATGAAGATAACTCTGTACTGATGTCTCATCTGAACAACTGTAAGATTGATACATCTCGTTACAATACATTCCCTCAATTAGAACAGCTTAAGAACATACTTAAACTGTTTGGTGAGAAGTTTGATTCAAGTATCTTTGATTATGGTACTATAGCGGCACGTGATCAGATAGAACATATCTTCATCAATAATATTGAGCTGGATATACCTGTAACCGAGTTAAGACACATCTTGCTGCTGTATGCATATTATCTCAGATACAGAGCACAAGGTCCTGTAGTCGACATGGGTAAGTTCTATGACGATATGTACAATACAGATGAGATATATATCGGATATGATATGCAATATCGTGAATATATTCTTCATAAGTTTGCAAACATGATTCCAATTCTTGATCAGCTTAAACAGTATTAAATGATGTGGTGTGGGGCATTGCCCCACACCCATTTAATTTAATCGTAAAGGAAGTGACATTATGTCCAAGATAGTAAAAATAGATAATAAGTATTATAACTTGGAACCGAAGAATCGTTCTTTTTTATTAACAGCACAAGAATTAAAGATGCAAGGTATAAAGAATTGGTATTTCATGTTGGAAGTTAAATATCCTCAATTCAATATAGAAGATGTCGACATACATGATCCAGATATTTCTCCGGAAGTAATGAGTAAAGTTCATCTTGAATCCAAAGATAATGTCTGGTATTGGTTGAGAGTATGTGCATCTATACCTGCACAGGGTGCTCCACGTCCATTCCAATTAATACTTACACGTGCATCTGCAGCTGTCGTATGGTGTTATCAACACTCCATAGATGCTTATCTATGTCAACCTCGACAGACATGGAAAACTACCATAGCATTACTGTTAACTGAATATGAATTCATCTATACATTATTCAACGTAAAGATCCCAGTAATGCATATCAAAGAATCAGAATGTTTACGTAACGTCGGAATGTTACGTGACTATATAACTTGTTTACCAAACTGGATGAATCCTTTCTATGGTAAAAAGTTACCTGGTTTAAAATCACTTAAATATGAAGAACATAAGACTGAGATATCTGTAATATCATCTGCTGATAACGAAGTAAATGCGAAGGATAAGCTGAGAGGTTATACACTGTTTGGTGTATTCGTCGACGAGTGGGAATTCATTCCGTTCATTGACTCTGTATTGGCAGGCGCTTCACCAGCTATTATCTCTGCGCGTACTATTGCAAAGCAGACTGGTGGTAAAACATTCATGTTATACACATCAACACCAGGTGACCCAGAAACGACAACTGGTAAAGCTGCATTACGTATCATTGAATCTACACCGAGATGGACAGAGAAGTATTATGATCTTACCGAAGAAGAAATCTCATTAATGTTCGAAGGTATGATGAAAGATGAAAATGGTGAGATGATTCAGGTTACAGCTGTTTATATCGAATACAATTATAAACAGCTCAGAAAAGATGATAAATGGTTAAGAGACCAGTACAACGAAGCACTTCAGAAAGGTAAGCTTGTTGAATACAGACGAGGTGTTCTTCTTGATAGAAGTCGTGATTCAAGTACATCATTATTCGATGAAGCTGATATTGAATACATCAAACAGAACATGAAAACTCCAGATTATGAGATCTTACTCATAAAGAAGTATGTAATGTACATCTATAAACATGATGTAGTTAATATTGCTTTAGATGCTGAATATCCTTACTTCGATTCTGAGATTCCATATATGATTGGTATTGATATTGCAACTGGTAGTGGTGGAGATAACACAGCCATTGTTATTGTTAATCCATATACTCTTGATATTGTTGCTGAACTTAAATCTCCATATCTGGGTGGTTCACTTGATCTGATGAGATGTGTAACCGAACTTGCAAAGATGCTTCCTAAAGCAATCTTTTGTCCAGAAACAAATACAGTCGGTAAAGCATTACTCGAATTCGTCCAGGAAACTAATCTTGAATACAGATTCTTCCATGATCCTCGTCTTGATATATCCAAGAACTCTGTTATCAAAGAAACCCCAGAAGAGAAGACAAAGAGATTATCTACCGAAAGAGGTTACATTGGCACAACTGTAACTCCAAAGGTAAGAGAAACAATGTTTGAACTTCTGAAGATGTATTTACACGATTACAGAGAGAAGATAGTATCACGTTTCGTAGTTGGTGATATTCTTACACTGGTTAAAACAAAGACTGGTAGAATAGAAGCTGACCCTGGTGACTCTACAGCACATGATGATATCATCATGGCATATCTGCATATTCTATATGTATTCACTTACGGATATGATCTTACACGCTTTGGAATCGATAAAGAAAAGTGTACATTTGAGAAGTCCAAGCAGATACTGTTAGAATACAACGAAGCTATTGAAGCTAATATCGTTGATAACATGAAACCGTATGACCACGAGACTATCTACGAAGGACAGGTGCTCCATGATCTTACTGCAGAAAATCATACTATATCTGGATTTGATCCTGTTTCACATATTGACCCATATGGTTACAGAAGAGACCAATATCATTCTACACAACCAGAGTATTATAAATCAAGACAAACCCCACAAGAAGAAGAAACTCTTTCTGCTTCGGATGTTGCATTTTTTTATGCATGTAATGGATTTTAAATACATATTATCAACCTCCCCCATATGGGGGAGGTTGATTAATAATGTTTGTTTAGCAACTTATTCGTTTGAGCATTCTCATTTCCGAGTTAGCGCCTGGATAGTATGGAAGAATAACTCTTCTCTTTCTACCCCAGTTCTCTATACTCTTTGCTTGACGTACATGGTCACATATATCAAAGTAGAATGTTTCTTTACCATCCTTACGTGTTCTTAATCGACCAAAGATCTGTTCACCAATAATTGGTGATGAGTATTGGTCAAAGTTTATTACACAAGAAAGATCAGATATATCAACACCAACACCCATACTCATAGATGTTGACAGGATGTATTCCTTTTCGAGAGCTTCTCTCTTAACTGCAATCGACATACTACCATCAACACCAACGACTTCATGTCCATTAAACCATGGATCTTTATGCATTATATCAATTGCTACATTGATTGTTTGGATCAATGGTACAAGCACAAGTATCTTTCCATATGGACATATACTACGTGCTATCTTTATAAGCTTAATGATGTTGCTGATGAATGGTACTCCACGTTCATAGTTCATAAGCATGTTGTAGTAAGTTGATCTTACAAGCCCCTTAGTTCCATAACGGAAATACTTCTCACACAGTTTATTGGATGGATGATAGATAATATCCTGCAGATAGATATTAACATATTCATGTTGATATTCTTCATAGATTGCAGATCCAATGAATCTATCAGCATCAGATAATGCTCTGTTAAGAATAGTATCTTCCTGTGCATCCGATCTACCCAGTGTAGCAGACAGATACCAGTTATGCTTAATATTACATAAAGCATCAAAGCGTAATAATCCTTTAAGATGTAGATGTGCCTCATCTATGATCTTAATTCCATATTGTGCTTCGTCTACAGCTTTAAGCGTCTTCTCAAAGTCATCTCTCATTGCATTTTCCAATGAAGAGATAGTAACTACAGTGAACTTAGTATTCTTTCCATCGAATATATTCTTTGCTATATCTTCAGCTGGGATACCTGAATCGATGAGATTCTCTATCCATTGATTCTTTAACAGTGTAGATGGTGTAACAATCAATGGTTTTAATCCCAGTTTAGATATAGAATATAATGAGATGAATGTATTGTGAGTTACTATGTAATCTTGAGTGAGATACAGATGATCTGGATTATTAACCATGATACATCTACAGTTCTCTTTGTGAGAGAAACTGATATCAACTATCTGGAGTTCATTACTGAATCCTTTGTAGTTGAATTTATCTGTTAACATCAGAGCATATATCTTCTTACTAAGCATAGAGAATATATAATTCTTTGCTGAGTTTGGTATGATAAACTCTATAGTTCCATAGTAAGTATTCTCTCTGGATATATCTGATATGCTGCCTGTGTATCCGAGTGAATATAATAACTCACGAATCTGTTTGAGTAGTATACTGCTTCCGGATGTATATGATACAGATACATGAGAATCTGTTAATTCCATATAACCGTTTGTATCCATCATACCTTGCATGAGATGTATTCTGACATCCACGTTGTTGTACATGTAACACTCTGGAATCTGTTTCTCATGTGCATTCATTCCAATTAATGATGGACAATCTTTGAAGAAATCAGCTGTCTTGATTTCATTGTATTCAGCATCAAAGAATATATACGCATGCGAGTTAGATATCTTCTTAAACTTGAAATCATATATCTCAGCAATTGCATTTGGTACTTCATCTGACTGTGAGTAGATTTGTAACTGATTGGATGTTAAGCATCCATTACCAATAAAGCAACCGAACACCCATGGATCAATTGGAACACTTCTCTTTGGATAGTTTACAGGTAAGCATGCCGGTATATAACATTTCTTATGTTTGTAATACTTCATGATGTTACCTGTAACATCTGTGATCCATTCGTTACTGTTCTTAGCATGGAATGTCCATAGATGCTGATCTGTGCAGTATGCTTCTCTACCATCAGAGAATGTTATTTTATAAACATCCTGTTCTCCTTGCTCAAAGATACCAACTATGTATGATGGGTTACCATTCTTATCGAATACTTCATCTCCTACCTTTAACTCACCCATGAGTTTATATCCTGATGGGGAATCTGGTACTGGAATCTTACGTGAGTATGGTTCTGCTTTACCTACACCCGGTTTAAGTTCGACTGTAATCTTAGACGAATCCGATGTAGTGAGTTTCTCGATACAGTCTTTCTGTAACTGTGATCGAGGTTCTCTATTCTGTGGAAGCGAAATCTTCTTACCTGCTGGAGGAGTAATCTCATGATAGTTTCGTAATTCATTTCTAAGCTTATCATCCTTAAGATTACCAAAGCCAGATGTAATGTACAACACATCATGCTTATCATCTTCCTTTGAATATATAAAGAATTCTCTGGTTGGATTTGTCAATGAGAAATAGCGTAATGCTTTCTCTTTAATTGTAGGAGAAGGGTTGTGGATGATTAACCCTGTTTGTGTTTTCTCGATATCCATTTATAATCACCTTCTCTATTAATAGCCCATGTTCTCTTCTTCTTCGTTAGCAATTATATTTTCTTTATCATTGACTTCTTCAAACTTATCAACGTTAGCACGATGACGAGCACGTTGAATGATTTCTTCAATATGTACTGGATCAAGATCAGGAACAAACTCACTTAACAGTTCTTTCTTTACTTCCTGTACAGTCTTGGAATCATCATCCTTACCTCTTTCATCCTTAGTAAGATAAACTTCAACGACTGTATCTGCTATCGTCTTAAAGTTAGATATCATATCAGATGTAATGTTACCATGTTTAATCGCCGGAGTCTTAAGCACGTATTCCATCGTTGCTATGATGATTGGATCAATATCTGTTTCCCATCTAAGTACACGCTTATAGAATCGAGTGATATCCGGGTTAAGATCTATCTTACATGATCCGGTAAATGTATTCATCTTAGTATTACCAACTTCAACTTCCTTAGCAAAGTCCATCTCATTCATGCTACCAAGAACCATGTTAGCTGGAACAGGTTGTGCATTGATCGCTTCGTTCTTAAACAGATCCAATAGATCATTTGATATCGGAGCATCTGCTGCTGGGATAGCATTAATCTCGATAGGTGCTATCCCATTAGGACCCACCGGCATTAACAATTCAGAACAACCTGAAATCTTTGTCATAGATGATCTATAGTTAAAGATATCATTTGGAGTTACTCGTCTATCAGTAAACTTTCTGATTGTAGCCTGAGCAATTTGCTTGATATTCTTATCGATACCAGATGTTCTCATGTTGATTACTCTGATCTGTGCGTTGTTGATCTGATAAAGTAATGAATACAGCTTAAGAAACATATACATTCTTGCTACAGGTAGACCAGGCTCAAGCATAGAGTGACCTCTACCTGTACCATCCTTATTGATTGCAAAACCAATTACATATTCAGCTGGAATGAATACGAATCTCAACAGAGTCTCATTGAAGTTATGTGCTTCGAGTATAGTAACTATCTGCTTATGGAGTGCTATATTGTCTCTCATAAACTTAAGATCGAAGTTATTGATAATCTTGGTTGCAAGTTTCTCATAGAACATCTGTTCAGGTGAGAATGTATCCTGACCAATTGATGGTGATCTTAATGTATATCCAGTAAGAGCTGTATTCTTTCTTTCACCATTCTGATCTGGACGTGTCTTATCGGAAATATAATAGTAACCAACGATGGTTCTATCAATTCTGATTGGAATCATCTTTGTAGATGGAAGTGATCTTATATAAACACCCTTGATATTTTCAAATTGCTTTGTAATACCAACTTCCATGGTGTCTCCGCCATTATGTCCATTCTCATCCATTACAGATTCAAAGAATGTAGTAACTTTGTTTACATCATTCTCACGTGTTTCTCTGTACTTAGTCTCATATGCAGCTTCAAGATCAAATGCACTCTCTTCAATTACTGGGAGAGCTACATCTTTACCTGAGATGAATCTGATACGTTCAGAGACTTGCTCTACAAAAGCATCAAACTTCTTGTCTTCTTCGGTTTGCTTCTTATTCTCTTCAGATACTTTCTCTCCTACTTCCTCAAAGGATTTTACCCTGTGATAGTCAGGACGAATCTCAAGGATCTCAGCTTCAGTAAATAACTTCTGTTCAGTATAAGTTTCTGTTTTGCCTTTGTTATTTTCGACTACTCGTTCCTGGATGATTGTATCCTTTAATGAGATCTCAACAGATTCACCAAATCCACTACCATATCCCATTAAGGATGATGATGTATCGATGAGTCGGTTATTACCTGAATCTGTTTTGTTGCTAATACGATACTTGTACAGGTCAGAGAATACCTTGGCATATGGTACAACGTACTCATATCCGCCTTCACCATATTCCAATGCATCTCGTATATCATGTTTAAGCTTAGCATCGAATTCAAGTCTCTTTTCAACATCTTCGATCTTACTCATGATATGTAAGTATGCTTCGGAATCTGTATCTTTCTCAAGTTTATCATTATCAAACTTGATTGTTCTTGCAATCTTACCTGTAGCTATATCTGCTTCGCATATACTGTCACGTGCTAAGGTTACAGCAGTAGCCCACTCAGGAATCTGAGATATAAGCATATCTATATCCTGTCTGAGCGCGATATCACTCAAAGTATTTACAGGTAAGAATGCAGCATCATTAAGTTCTCTCGGGATATCGTCTGGATCAAACTTGTCTCCATTCTTAGGGAACTTAATCTGAGCAACTTTTTCTATGAAAGATAAATCTGTGGAAAGATGATAATCGTTAAGAATATCTTTGATTGTTCCTGTAATTCCATGGAATCCATCATCAGTACTTAACTTAACATCACCAACAACATCATTCATCATAGCATCTATTAAGTCTTTACGACTCATAGCTTCAACTGGTTTTTCATCGTTGTTGGTTGGATTGTACTCTTCTGGATTGGACGTTACATTACTATTTTCTTCTGCCATTTTAGTTCACTCTCCCTCCTGACATAACCAATAGGTCTGTATTATCATATGAACGTGTTAGATTAATATTTGCATATCCATTTATAGTATCATCCCCACAGTGAGCAAAACGTAAATGAGGAACCATTAATCCACCTACTTCATCTTTTAATGAATGAGATACCAGATTCTTTGGTTCCTTACCAAGAACGATATATGGTGTTCCTGTGAATAAGTCCAAAGGACCCATATAGTTCTGAACTCCATTTAAGTTCTCCGATACTATATGATTTGCTACACATGATACATTCTGAGTTACAGGTTCTCCAATGTGATTAACCAATCCAGCGTTATAGTTGAACTCAATCAGATTCATGTTTCTACATGGAGGAGATTTGTACTGATAACGGAATGTGGCTGAAACTGTTAATGGAGCTGTGATAGCATTAGTCGAGCTATCGATGCCATTCAATGTAGCTTCGATCGGATAACATCCATACCATTTATCCCAGTATAATATCTTATCCATACTTTCATTGGTTATGTTCTCGAATATACTACATGTGTAGTCGAGTGCTCTGTCATATGGATGATACATAGGATAATTTGCATTTACTGTAGATTTACCTAAATATGAATTTTCATATTGATATCCATTATATGATGGAGCAAAGATACCTTTTCTTATCTTATGAATGTATAACATCCAAAGCTTTAAGCATTCATATACTTCGAGATTCTTAGTTTCTCTGAATGTGATTGTCAGATTACCACCATGAGTAGATTCCAATGTACCTCCAGGAAGTACAGTATGACCTTCGATACTCTTGGTCATTCCTTCCTTTGTGCTTATAGATGTTTTATAATCACCAGATATACTCGATATCATGTTAGACAGTAAGTAATTCCAGTTGCATACTATCCCATTGGATTCAGTACCACTCAGTTTGCCACCAATTATGTATGATGGGGAAAGGAGTTCACATATATGTGGCAAACGTGTATATGATGAGTTAAAGTCTGGATCGTATTCTGCTTGCTGTGATAATCCTTTACCATTCCACATGATATAGCACTCTGGACGAGATATCATGATATGCTTAAATCCTTTACGGAACTCTACATCTGCTACAGGGAGTAATGTACGATTATAAGAAGAAAAAATACTCTTATGTGCATATTTCGGATCTGTAGATGTAAATGGTCTTAAAGGAGATAATGGTGTTGGATGATCACTGATATGGTGATTCGGTCCATTGGTTTCTTCAACATATTTTGCTTGATCATATAACTCCAAACCATAATCATTAATGAATCCTTTTTCAAAATCACCAGTTGGATTTATCAGTGTAGATGAACCTGAGAACTTTGGTGTACCATTTGAATATAATGCATTCTCTTTATGATCTGATTCTTCACCATACTCTGTAGCATGTACATCATATGTGAAATGATCTTCCGGTTTAGCAAAATAATCATCTGCAAACTGGCGTTTGCCTCCTACACCTGGATCATTAATGATGAAATGATCCATTGGTTCAAGTACTTTCTGATCCACATGTGGCATATTCTCTGGACCATATTCATTATTAGTATCACGTGTATTATTACGTGCAGCTTCACTGATATCAAGAACTAACTTGCCTGCAGCAACTCCAGTACGTATACCTTTCGATACATTTGATACGGTTTCTTTAACAGTATCGATACCATTGATCATGGTCTTAACCACACCGCCATATGTTAATACATCTGAAGACTGTACAAGATCAACACCACGTTCTATCGTGTTCGATACAGCACCTGTTATATTATCAATCTTATCAGATATATACTCGGTTGAGTTTTTTACTATATCTTCACCGAGATGAACTACTGAGTTTACTAAACCATTTTCTCGGATGATTTCAAGTCCTTCTTCACGAGCTTCATTAAATTCTGATAATGCATTTGAAATACTGCCAGCAATTGAATTGGATGTTTCCAAATGATTGTTAGTTCCAGATACTATCTGATTAGGATCTGATACATTTGTAAGTTCATGATCATATCTGTTCTGTCTGGATACATTTTGTGTTGGTGAGACAACCAAATCAATCTCTGGTCCGTTGTTTTTATCGGGCATATGGGATCACCTCCTATACTATTATAATATTCATTCTTAAACGTTCATGTTTATTAATACTACCTGTGCGCGTTTAGCAGACTGCTGTACTATCTTATTTACAGAGAAACCTGTAAGTGGAGTCTTGTATAAAGCCGAAGCCATTAATAAGAATAAGTACTGAAGATTCTCTAAAGCGAATAATACATCAATACCACAAACCTGTGTAAAGTATGTAATATACTTAGAATCAAGATCTTTGTAACGTACAGGGTTGATCTGTTTGATTAATCCAAGTAAAGAGAAGAATGAGTTTGTTTGTACTTGGTTTATATCTTCTACGATTTTCTTCTGGATAGATGGTTCTATCTTATCACGAAGGAATCTGTTAAACGGTACTGTTCCAACTGAGATTTCTCCATGTATCATCTTATAGAAGAATGCAATTGCATACATAGATGCTTTAGTAAGGTTATCACCTTTCATGTACATTTTAGCTTCTAAAGGTGCTATAACCATTCTCCACCAGCAGTCACACATTGATAATATTAGCTGCGCATTCATGGTAAAGCGCTTTTGATCATGCATTAACTGTAATGCCAGATAAGCAGCTTCCATTACAGCAATCATATTTCTGAATTCATTGCTTGATTTAATATTGGATATAACTTTATCTGCAAAGATGTAACATTTTAAACCGTCTTTACTTGAAGCGACTATGTACGGAAGTACAGCTGGTATCTGTGATGTTTCTTTGTTATTGATGATAATGATATCTCCCTTTTGGTAAAGCATAATTGCTTTCTTAACAATCACACTACCATTGAGCTTCATCACAGCAAGCAGTTCTTCAATGTCATTTGGTTTAACAACGTATTTATCTCCATTCTTTAATTCATTACGAACTGCTTCAGATATATGAGAAACTTCATCAAACTTTTGGAATATACTGGTTTGAGAAAGCTTTGGTAATTCAGCAGCTTCAGTAATGATTGTGTCAAGTGTATCATTAAATTCAACCATTGCTTATTCATTTCCTTTCTAAATTATATTATATAACCATATGTCGGTTAATATTATCAAAACGTTTCTCCCAAAGGAAGGTGTTAACTATGCCAATACAATCAGACAAGTATTCTGTTTTATATAAAATCAAACTTAATTTCATTGTAAATAACGAAGTATTGGAAATGTCATCGTCTGACATTGTATCTATAGCATACATATGTAACTATGATACGATGACACATCCAATCATTCGTGTTCGTATATATACCGACTTATCAAATATACAGAGACTATGTGATGATCCAGATAATATCTATGTAAAGTTATCATTTGATGGTAACATGTACAAAGTTAATGATACATCACAGTCAATGGTTCCAGTATACAGAGCAACATCAATCTCATTCCAACTTAAAGGATATATTGAGAATAAGAACATTCCATCTTCTAAGTATGATCAGTATAAGGATGGAGTATTACAGATAGATCAACTTACATCCGGTAATAAGTTCCCATTTGAAGTATACTGTTATAATGCATCTATAATCAATAAGACTAAAAGTACTGTTCCTGCTATATACAAGAACATGTCTGTACTTACAGCAATGGAACAGATGTTATCTTATTTAAGTTTAAATGAATTACCTGCTAAGATAACCAATCCAGATAATCAAACTAAGTATAATCAGATACTTATACCGAATCTTGATTTCATGGATGCTTTAACATTCATGGATCGTTATTATGGTATCTATAAGAAAGGAACACAGATATTCTTTGATCTGGATGCTCTTTATATAGTACCTTCTGATGTAGATAAAGTATCTCTGTATCAAACTAAGTTTACAGAACCTATACTAATCTCTTCAGCAAAATCAAATACAGATCTGGTTGGATATGCAAAAGAGAATGATACATACAAGATAGCCGTGATGGATAACAATGTTTCTGTATTAACAGAAACCGTCATCGAGAAAGTAATCAATGGTTCATTTGTATCTGATCTTGACTTTAAGAGTGGTAAAGTATCTTCGGCTGAACTGGATAAAAAATTACAAAACACAAATAAGATCATAACTCCACATGTGTTACATCCATATCAAAATGATTATGTGTCAGATATGTATGCATCCATGATCAATGAACGTATCACTCGTGTAGACTTATCCACATCAGGTGTAGATGTATTCTCATTGAAGATCAATACACATTATAATCTGATATTCCAAACTCCTATACGAGGATTTGATATTGATAGAAAGTACAGAGCATCATATGCTACACATGTATTTTCTAACATGGACTCGGATCTATTCCAAGCCACTTCAACCTTTAAGCTGTGTTCAAATTAAAAAAACAATGTTTGATATGGGGGCATCTGCCCCCATATCTAAAACATCATTTTTCATATTATAGAGGATAGTGAAGATAGCGTCATTAACCCCAGTTTGTGAGTCCCATTCTATCAGTATACTCTGTAGCAATGCTATCCATGCTTTCAGCAGTATTCTGATCGAGTGTGACGAATGTATTCAGTTCATGTGCGAGCTGAACTACATCTGGGAGTATAGCCTTAAGCGCAATCAGAGTCTTGATTCTGTCTGCCTTAAGATTCATCATAGCTCCAAAGAAAGCGATCTGGTTGAGTACATCTATTGCATCGAGGAGAGTCTGAACATTCTTCTCTTCGAACTTAAGCGGAATGTACTTCTTGCACACTGGGCATCTCTTGTAGCCCTCTTTATCACAATCTTCTGGGATGTACTTGAGTGTACCGTCCTCGTTGAAGATCATGTGCATACATTCTCTCTTTGCTCTCTTCTCGTCTTCTGTGTCATTGATTCTGACCTGTGAATAGAGTGGCTGAGCATCGAGCATCTTCTGCTTCTTATAGAGGTTTGTTGTGTTCTGAATTATTGGAACAAGTAATTCGATTACCTGTGGATTAATCTGTTCTTTTCCCATTTTAATTTCCTCCCGAATTAATTATTGATGATCTGCTTTGCTACCATAAGCAGGTTGGAATACTGTGTGCCACAGTCCTTGAGCTGGATGAGCTTCATGGATGTATCTGGCTTTAAGCTACCATAAGCTGCAGTGATAAGCTGCTCTGCAGTGTAAGTTGGAAGCACATTGAGTTTCTCATATACCCACTTCTTAAGAGTCTCAATAAAGTTGCTCTGATTTGTTGTGAGCTTTGTATAGTCTGCCTTATTGAGATTGAGTGCTGACTTGATGACATTTGTTGGGTTGTTAAGAATATCGAATACCTGAGCTGAGATAGGGAGATCTGAATCGATTACTTCCTTAACGGTGTCATCATTGTTCATTACGATACATGCTGCAATTGACATTGCTTCCGGAACAGTGATGTTACCACACTTAGTTGCAATGATAGAAGCAAGATTACCGAGTAAGCACTGTACAGCGTCATAGATATGCTTATACTTATCAACATTGATTTCTGTTGTTGTTTCAACGATCTTGGCTGTCTTATCTTTGTCTGACTTCTTTTCAATGACTTTAGTTGTTGATACAACCTTATCATCATCTAACAGTTTAGCCATTATCTTTGAAAGCATTGCACCGATGATTCCGTTCTCATCCTGATTGTTTCTTGGTGCAAGATACTGCATTAATAGCTGAACGAATACAGGATCCTTTGCCTTCTCACAGAATGCTTTGAAGAGTGCCTTGGCCTTGTCATCTTCATCGATGTTGCTCTGCATAATGTAAGCCGCGATTCTCGGTGCACGTGCTACATTATCAGAATAGAGAACATCTCTGGCGTTCTGCATGATATAGAGTTTTTCCTGTGGTGTACTTGGCATCGGTGTTCCAATGCTCTTCAGATAGCTTTCTGTTGAGTGCAGAAAGATCTGATCTGAATCATTGATGATGTTGATCATTTTTAATTTCCTCCTGATATGAATTTATTTATATTTGCAGATACATAATTGTGCATGCATCCTTATAAATAATATACATGCACAATTAACTTTTTATATCTTTATATTACTTCCAGTTGAACTGCTTGGATGCTCCATCACCCTTGCTCTGTGTGATAGTTGCTTTTCTCTTGGAGATGAATGATGGACGTGAATTCTTCTTTTTACCTGCACCAATTGTATTGGCTTCAAGGAAGTCTGCAGATACATTCTTAGTCTTTACAGTTGGAAGACCTGCAATTATAGCTGTAGCATAACTGTCTCCAGCAGTATTTGTCACAACTATATTCCTGTATTCATCGTATACATTTTTAATACGTGAATTGATGTCTTCAAATACTTCCTTAAAGTCTTGCTGAGCGAATGTTGATTCCAGAGAGAATGCTGTAACGAATGTGCACTTCTCAGCTTCCTCAGGAGTAAATGCAGGCTGGAAGCCAGTCATCATCTTACGTGTTAATTCCTTCTTAAGAGATGGGATATCAGGTGCCTTTGCAGAGATTGTCATTAATCTGCCCGGTGCAGATAATACCACGTTCAGATCAGAAGGATCTATAGTATCAAGAGGTGAGTTCTTGTATCTCTTACCAAGGATGATCTCAATCTGTTCAACAATATCATTATTGACCACTGTGTAGTCTGCATCGTTACGCATATTCTTGAATACCGAGTAAGTTGTTACACCAACTTCATCAAGTTCAAGGAAACAATCTTCAGAGTTCATCTGAAGTGCATATGGATCTTCGTCATTTGGTGCAACCAGTATCGGGATAACAGAGAGACCTCTGTCTATTAATGCTTTACACAGTGATGGTACTGTACCTGAACCTGTACCACCACCGGTTGATGATATTACGATGATTGGTGCTTTTGCATCTTCACATGCTTTATATAAATCATCAAAAGCTCCTTCAGATTCATGGAACTCATACAGAGCTTTACCCTTTTCTCTTGATCTTCCTGAACCGGCAATATCACCGATGATCGGGATGTACTTGATTCGTGCTATGTTGTTGAGTGTGATCTGGTTTGTCTGTGAGTCTATACCATAGAGAGTACAGTCCGAGAGAAGCTCTCGGGTTGCACATGCCTCTACTACGCGGTTTCCGCAGTTGCCTAATGCTATAAGCGTTGGTCTTTTATCTTCCATAATTATTATTCTCCTTTACGATTATTTTTTGCATCTCCCTTGAGATTCTGCTTGATGTAACCAAGTTCCTTAGCAAAGAAATGTCCCTGCTTATACTTTAACGTGTAGATGTTATACATGTTAAGTACATCTGGCTCTGTGTCTTTTGCTATCTGAAGACCGGTTGCATAGAACGCACCGATGATTGGCATTACTACCTGAGGATGACCGAGATCGATACCATAATCATTCAGTACCTCAAAATGAGTATCACGTTCGATCTTATCGATTACTTCTTCGAGGTTAACGCTTCTCCAAGCATTATACTTCTGAAGCATGTCCTGCTGATAGTCTGCTCCCGATACTGGAGTCTGGTGCTGCTTAACGAAGACAGGAGTCTTTGTGTATGCAACGATTGGTACGATGTTAGACGGCTTATCATTGTCATGATACTGTGTGTTGTAACCGACTCTCATACCTGCAACATCCACTGCAAATTCCTTGTCTGGCTGTGAATCAATGAAGCTGAGAATGTGCTTCCATCCTGTAATGAATGTGATAACCAGAAGGTTATCTGTATGGAAGTTAATTCCAAATTCATCCTTTAACAGTGTAGCTGCTATATCCGGGATAGTCTTCAATAACAGCGTCTTGTCTACAGGAACATCAGAATCCATCTCTGCAAAATATGCATCGATAAAGTTCTGTCTAGCCTTTGCAAACTTCTCTGCTTCTTTCATCATTTCTTCATTCATTGTCTTTTTCCTCCATAAAATGAATATATATTATAAGAATACTTAAGTGTATCCTTATTGCCTGTTAATTATATAATTATCCACCATAAATATTAAAGCTGTTACCGCTGAAAACTGGCTTTACATTATATGGGTTTGTGTATCCCCCGTTAGTAAAGTTTGGTTGAGTCTGATTTATAGTGGAAGAATTATTAATGATATCTTCACCATAATGTGCCCACATATTGTTTGTTGGTTGTGCATATCCACTACCCATACTATTATTAGTATATGAAGTCATGTTTCTTCTGGATATATCCTGCATGGGATTATATGGGTTGTTGTTGACCTGTGGCTGATATGTATCAAACACATCATTATTGTTGGCCTGTATCATATTCTGATTAGTTGGTGTGAAGACATCTATACCTTTATTGGTTAATTCATTCATCCATTCACTTAAATCGGATAAATCATTATTAGTTAAAGAAGAAAGCTTACGATTCTCTGCTCTTAACTTATTCTCAATTGTATTCCATGCTATACTTCCTTTGTGGATGGGTGGAAGCATGATATCTTCACCATTATATGATCTTCTGAATATCATTGCTTGTCTGTCTGGAGATAAACCAATTTTATATTCTTTCTGCTGTGTAGTTGTACCATACCAATTGTTTCCAGTTGGTGCTGGATTATTATTAAATACACCATCCAGATTCATCTGCTTTGGTTGTGCTTCGACTCGATGATATACTGGACGTTCTGGCGGCTTTTCATTATTCTGATTAAAAGACGAACCACCACCGAATGTACTATCATAATCAAAGTTATCTAACGAAGAAAAGTTATTTCCATTCAGCTTTTCCTGTGCAGCTGCATTGTTACGGATTCTATCTGCAATGGCTTCAATTTCATCTGATGATGATGTATCATTATAACCTGGATACTCATTGTATGGTGTTTCATTTGATGAAGCATCTGTCTGAGCCTGCATAGTATTCATCATCATATTGAAGAATGCATTCATCTGATCCTGTGAAGTTGGCTTTGGTTCTTCTTCATTCACAGACTCTTCAACAGGTTCTTCTTCTGATGGTTCATGTTTACCGTTAAGCTTCTCATTGATTGCTTTAAGCTGTTCAAGAATTTCTTTGTTGATCTTATTTGTTTCTTTCTGCTGCTTTTCAATCTTTGTCTGTGAAGCTTTGATATCTGATAATGCTTTTGTTAACTGTTCGAACATACTTGTCATATATGACTCCTCCTAAAATGATAATTGAATTAATACGTATTAAGATATACTTTTATAGTATATCACATGGATTATATAAATATAAAAAATATAAAAAATATTATTTAATATTTATCACATACATACATTGAATAAATATTTATTTAATGAAAGGATCTATACATATAAAAATGAAATTTGACATGAATAACACTAACGGTATACGATTATTTGGGGACACATTAAATTACTTGGTAAAGTATTATGTTAATAAACTTGGTATTGATTTTGATGATTTTGTAGTAACATCAGAATTGGTATCAGTATACGGTTATAACATTAACACCGCAAGTGAATTGTCTCGATTTATAGGTAAACTTGGTATACTATTATATGATTCATATTCATTTAAAATCAATATAAACAGAGAAATGATTGTGTTCATATGTTACATGATAAATGAATTTGATAAATTAGTTTCTGATTCGAGATTACTCATATCACCGGTTGTAATTAATCTTATCAAGATACAGATGTTGAATGACCATCTATATGGATATTCTACTCCGTTAGAAAAAGAATTCTTAAAACAATCAGCAAATATAGTAAAAGAGCAAATATATCCTGATAATATAGATAACTGGTTTGATGTATGTGCAATGATATTCACACAGGCAGATATGCCAAACAACTTTAAAAATCGTAGAATTATGTTTGAATTAAGCAGAGACTTCGAAAAGGATATCAAACCTTTAGTAGAAAATCGTTTTCTAATGAATGGGTGTAACCAATTTCATGACATATACAAAGAACAATGTGAAACGTTTAATAAATTTTTTAGCATCTATTATAAGTTTAACAGTATCTATTCCCCACGATATATTGACAAATTGAAAGAAAGTCTTAATCACGAATATGATGAACTCGTTCCAAATATGAAAAAACTTTTAGATGAATTAAGTGATATATTCGCCATATGGAATCTTACCAAAATAGATGCTATGAAGAAATATCCAGAGTATAAAGACACATTAAAAAATGTTAAATTCTGTATTGCAAATGCAATGGGTATGATGAAAATGATTGATAAGATTCAACCAGACGCTGTCTTTACGGAGATTACACGTGTATCTACTAAGAAAGCCAAAATAACGGTTTACATGAACCTTGACAGATTATTATATGAGCATGTGTCATTAATGTATAAAGACGTATCATATTCCGAAAAACGTTTTCATCATGAATTCGCATTCAAACACGAATTAGGTCATATTGTTCATTATTGTGAATTACGCAGCAATAAAAAATTTAAATCGGTAAAACAAAACCTCGAAAAGATTACTGAGTCAGAAACAAAACACTGGGAATCTTTACCAATGACTGAAAAAGTGGACCCCACTTATTGGTATTATACATACTTACCATTTGAAAGACGTGCTAACGAACTGATGGGGTTAACCATTGAAGATGTTTATAGAGCACGCTTCGAAAAAGTACCTCCATCAGTAAAACAGTTACTTGAAAAAGAAAACAACAATGAATGATTAATGTTATTACCTCCCCATATGGGGAGGTAATAAATACTGATTAGGTCTGATTCGTGTTATTACGTGAAGTCTTTCATCTCTTCAAGAAACGTAGGATCGTTATAAAGCTTTCTACGTTCTTTTCGCACAGCACTGATAGTTCTTTGTAATGCTAAAGCCTTAGCTTTATCAGTTTCACCACGTTCGTGCATCTGATATAATAGTCTATCATCTGATGTTTTCCATGTGGCATGATTATTGGTGGCGGTCTTCAATGATTCCTCATTTAATCTTCTTGCATTATCATTGATTTGCCGATTCCTTTTTATCTTTGCCTCTTCATCCACAGCTTTACTGCTGCTCAATTCACGGTAAATTTTGTTCCATACTTTTCGTTGTTCTTTGTCCATTTTAAAAACTCCTTAAAATATAATTTGTTAAAATCTATGTAAACCCTAAATCACAATTTTTTATTTAATCTTTTATGATTAAATTTCTAAATTTTAGTATGAAAGTTCACAGCAAAATATATTTCTTAAATTTATAATGTATATTTTGTCATGGACTTTATGAATGTTCACAGCAAAATATATTTCTTAAATTTATAATGTATATTTTGTCATGGACTTTGTCGTTTGATCAAATTTTCCAAAAACAAAGTTCACTGCATAATATATTGCTTTTTCTATATGGCTCCGATTTTGCAGTGCACCTGATTACTGTACTAGGGTGTTTCTCAGTCCATATATGTGGTATGGGCGACATTCACGATAGTGAACTTTAGTAACTTTTTCAAGTAAATATTTTTTCTCTCATTTTTCATTTTTCATCAATTTTAGGTATTTTTCACAAATTTTAATTTCTTCTAAACCCCTTAAATTCTAGGCGCTTAAACGAAAATTTTTCTATTTAATATAAAAATATAGAAAAAGTATTACTTCGTAATAATATTTTTTATTATTAACTCACGAGGGAGGTATTTTTTTTTTTTTTTTTTTTAATATATTATATATAGAAAATTTTTTGATAAGCAAAACATATGAAAAAATCAACTTAACAAATATTCATCTTTCTAACGAAAGATGAATAAAAATAGAATTAGTTTGGAATTAAATTTTAATACTTTATCAAAATGAATCTCCCTTTAGGGAGATTCATAAAATAGACTTTTGTTTGGAATACACTTTATCAATTACTGAAACGGATTGTATCGATTCATCTAACGATGAATCGATTTATTGAAATTCAATCTTCTAACGAAGATTGAATGAAACACAGTATCTATCAATATTCATCAATCAGATTTAATCAAGATGAATTGATCGTATCAATTTATGTACGATCATTATCAACATTCGTCAATTATCTTCAATAGACGAATACGATATGATTCTTTCTAAATCGAAAGAATCATATCAATAACTGATCGAATCAATAAACACGATACATATATCAAATTGACATTCGTCAACATTACTTAATTAAGATGAACTGATCGAATCATCAAATACGATCATCAATCTCAATCCATCATATCAAATGATGACGTACGAGATGATTCTTTCTCAAGCGAAAGAATCATCTGAGGAAGCGATATCATCAAGAACATGATATCATCAATATCGATTCATCAATGATGTATGTCAAGATAAGATTACATCAAGATGATAATTGATCGTCAACTAATCATCATTTGATAAATCAATCACGAATTCACGATGAGATTGCGCCGCCGCTGGAAAATTTTACCAATTATTTACTAAAAAAAAAGAAATATGAATTCCTCCCCCCATAACGGGGGAGGAATATAATATCATCTGTAAAAATATTTGTCTGGATGTGAGAGAAACTCATTACGTTTATAGAACGGAATGTGCACTTCTCTGATGAAGTGCCCGTTTGAAAGTTGATACACATATGAGAACAGAGACATTCCCATGAATGTGTATGTGATATTGTTTACTGTGCCATGGAGTTTGTTATTCGTCATCATTATTCTTCTGCCTTTCTATTTCATTTTGTAAGTTAAGTTCGTATACATACTGTGGACATCTGTCTGTTGTAATATGATGTGATATAAGAAAGATCTGTTCTATCTTACATATAGACATTATCTCAGATAACATATTAACGAAGTCTTCTGCTACGACTGAATCGAGATAAGCGTCTATCTCATCAATCAGAAAGTTATTATACTCTGTCAGGAAAGACGCCAAGGACATGCTAACTGCGAGTGAGAGTAATGCTTGTTCTGATTGGGAACCATAACGAATATCCGAGTTAATGTTAACTCCTACTCTGAATGGAAGTAAGAACTCTGTCTCATTTATTGTAGGACGTAACATCTCTAACTCGGAATCATACATTACTTTGAGAAGTCTGTTGGTTAATGATAATGCTGAATCTACTTTGTTACGGATTTCTTCTACTGGTAATCCTTTGGTAGACGATGTAGCATCAGATATGATCTTAAACAGATTATTATTGGTGATGTGTTCTGATATAGCATGTTCTGTGGTTACGAACTGATCGTTGTCATGTTCTAAACGGGTTAATGTATTCTTAATATATTCTGATTGGGAATATAATGAGTTATACTTTAATTCATATTCAGAATACAATGACAGATTATTGTTCATAGTTTCATTTAAACGAGTTAACTTGAACTGTTGTTTCTTCAGTTCCTTGATGTTGATGTTCTGTATGGATGATAACTTGATACGTTTAGTATCCATATCATTAACTTGAGATTGTTTATCATTGATGATATCATTCAGCTGATTACATTCATTCTGTATAGAATTGATTCTATCATTAATGGATGTTATGTCAGCTGAATAATCAATGTTATCTATCTGCATATTACTTAAGGATGATTCTGCATCAGATAACTGTTTCATCAATTGTAATCTTAATTCTGCTTTAGAAGCTTCTTCCATCAGTGTGGTTATGTAATTAACATCAATTCCATACTTTCCATTTTCTAAGTTATCCATTACAGATACTATATTAAACATCTGCTTTAATTCAGATGGAACTTCGATTGATAATAATCTCTGGATGGTTTGTATATTCTTATACGCATTATCCATATTGGATATATCATATGATGTAAGCTTAGATGGATCATCACTTTGTAGTGAACTAAAGTAAGCTTCCATTAATTCATATGCATGCTTATAAATGCATTTGTCTGTACATAAACCTTCCTCTGGATAATTACCATGTGCTGTCTGCATAAGCTGATGAAGTTTGGATGTAATTACCTTTTCTTTCTCAGCATCCATTATGGTTGTACTTTCCTTTGTTAAGTAAACCGATATATCAATCCCATTCTTAATCATCTCAGAGAATATATGTAAATGATTCTTGTTGAGTGTGATTACAACTTCCTTACATATACTATTAACAGTCTGACCATGAGATATTAATGAACGATATCGTTCTGAAGATGCTTCTGTGTGTATGGATATTGATATACTATTGATCTTATCCTTTAATGATGAAATTAATGAAACCATGTTATCATAATCATTCTTGTTACGTTGATTATTGTTAATCGTTTTCTGGATTTCATCTCGTTTAGAATACAACATATCAATGTCCTTTAACATTAATAAACGTTTGGTCTTTAAATCATTGATTTCCGTGTTAAGTGACATCTGGGTTGATACTATCTTATCATATTCTAAACCGTTATATTCACCAATGGAAGATGTAATACTTTCATAGTCTGCAATCTGTCTGTTGATATCAAATAATTCAGAATCAATGTTTTGTGAACGTAATGATGTTATCATCCCATTTAGCTTATTCATATTACTCTTTAATGATTCCATTTCATCTGTTATATTCTTATACTGAGAACGAGTATCATTCAGCTGAGTAATCAAACTTTCATATGTACCATATGATGATACCAGAAACTCCTTTGTTGAGTTTAATGATTGAATCATCTTATTGGTATAACGATAATCATCTGTGGCTAACTTATGCATCTTATCGTATATATCAATTCCGAGTGACTTATTTAAACGATTCTTTCTCTGGGTTGGAGAACACTTGGCAAATGATGTAAGTTGGGTTGAATTAATAATGAACTGGAATATGTATTTATTCAATCCAAATATCTTTTCTATCAATATATTGAATGTATTAACTCCTCCAGACGGATTCAATTCAACTCCATCTTCCAATATTGAAGATAATATAGAATGTGACTTTGTGGTTGGTTTATATGTATGCGTTATATTGTAAACTTTACCATTTATCTCGTATACAATGTTCTTTAATCCCGTTTCTCCTTTGATAATGGATGGGAGTTCATTTCTTTCGTCCCCATCATAGTTAATTGACGAGAATGGATTAAGATTCGACAACAGTACACTCTTACCACAACGATTACGTGCATATATCTGAATGATTGGTTTGTCTATGGATGCAAAGTCTAACTCAAGACAGGTTAATCCCATTGCTGCTTTGATCGAATTAAAGTTTACTAATTTAATATGTAATATTCTCATATAATAATATTTCCTTTCATGTATATTATATCCATTTGTAATATACCTTAATGATGTATATATAATATTCCGATTATTTTGATTTTCCATATATATATTATTAATATGAATATAATAGAAAGAGTCTATTATATTCACCATCCGAATTCAATACAGGAGGTTGTATTATGGATACTATTATCAACAAAACAGCTACTGACAATGATGTTAGCAACGACATATTTGATCAGTACGATAACCCAGTAAACACAAACACAAACAATTCACAGAATTCACAGGAGGAATCAGTTATGAACAATCAGAACAACAATGCACAGGAACAGAACAACAACAACCAGAACAAAGGCAAATTCCATGAGGAACACCCAATCATCTTCGGTGGACTTCTCGTTGCAGGTGGCGCAGCAGTAGGAGCAACAGCTTGTTACTTTATCAGCAAGAAGTTCAATGATCCAACATGCTCAAACAACACCAACGCTGCCTTTAAAGTAAATGGCGGTTTCAACTAAGCTAACTTAATCCAAGCAAACAAAAACAAAGCACGAGGCTCCCCATCAGGGGAGCCATATCGTGTTTATTTTTTTTTTTTTTTAATTATGACCGATAAAGTTTGGTGGTTCAATATCAGTAAATGAATTACAGTCTATGATTGCACGCGTAACTCCATCCTTTACCAATGTAAATGTCACTTTGGTATTATCTGGAATATCCCATGGAGTACGAGATATCTTACCTTTGTAATCATACCATAATTCATATCCCATACTCTTTACATTCAGGAATGTAGTTTCATAACGTACAATCATTTCATCATGTAAAGCAAATGTATCATGTGTGATGTTCTCTGTATTAAAGAAACCGATATCATGTAATGTTATTGAATCCTTCGGAAGTAACTCTGTCTCGATACCATTGATTTCATCATACAGATTAATCATATTCGAGTTTCCACCATAATCAAACAATCCATCAAATACAATACTGATTTCTTCAGATGAGAATTCAACCATGTATGATTTAAAGTACGTAATAACTTCTTTAAGTATATCAAAGTAAGAATCCATTCCTAATGCTTTAAATTCTAAAGCGGATAGTTTCGAATTAGAATATGATTCTAATCCTTTGATGATATTACGCATTAATGTTACAATGGTAACCGGTTCATTCTTGATTGAATAAATGTATCTGTATAATGATTGATTATGTCTGAACAGAAGTGAATCAAATGTCTTTGGTCCTTCGTCTGTGTTACCAACATCCAGTAATACTTTATCATTTATAATTTTTTGATAGTTTACTTTGATGCCATCCGAGATTGTAGAGTTCTTAAGTGAATCAGACTCCCATCCATTGAGTAACTTATTGGAGAATGCAGATACGAATTCATCATCTCTGAATGGGAATATATTATTGATTTGAATTGTACTAACATCGTTGTTCATTACTTCATGTGGATCTACTCTGTATGAAGTACCATTATAATTCACAGTGATATACTCTGGTACATTCTGACTGTTCTTGAATGGGAATGATACTAACGAAGCATAATCATATTCTGATATATTGTATTCATCGATAATGATTACTTCTGGATTGAATACGGTTGTATCATACCAGTCTCTCTTTGGATCTACAAGAAAGAGTTTATTATATGCTTCAGATACCTGTCTGAATTGTGATATATATTCACAGTCTCTTAATTTTTCTACTAAGTATGAATACAGATCCTGTACAGATGTCATTAATACTTCACCAATATTATTAGAATGCATATCGATGATACTGTCTAACATTGGAATGAATCTATCCGGTTCCAGATATTCATATTCTGGTAATGTATTATACCATCCCGGATCAGTATAACGTATGTCAAAGTTAAATCCAGACAGTAAGTATTCATCTCCCTCGATGAGTGGCTTTGGTGATCCATCGTCATTTAATCCGTTAAACAACAGATCTACGCATTTACCATTTTCATTTGGAAGATACATATTACCATCGAAATGTTTACCGTTAGCATCTGTTAAATACCAATTCATTAAGATTACCAACGAGAGTACAGCATCGAATACACTGATCTCGGATGAACCATTAATGGCATGATTGATTGTTATGTTAGTATAATTGGTTTCTGTTCTACGATCTAAGAGACCACGTATGAAGATAACACATTGCCACCAAATGTCATTCATACTCATATGAGTATCCAGCTGAATATACTTTGAATTGGATAAAGTGTAATTCATATCATGAATCATTTTTTCTACTTCGGGTGTATTCCACCATCTCGGATCTCCAGATGTAATTTCATCTAAAGAATACTCACGTGTTTGATTCTTAAACTTGAAATATGATACGTTGTCATCTGTTACACCCAGTCTACGGAATACTATCTTCTGAATCGGTGTTCTTTCTCCTGTCTCTTCATCATACTTCCACATTGGTTTGCCATTGGAATCAAATGATTGTTGTTTAACCATCACCAGCGTATAGATATCAGTATACTCATAACCGATTATATCCTTAACACGATATACTACGTTTGTACCTTTATCCTGTAATAACAGTCTAAACTTCTTTAAGAACTCCATTAAAGCACCACTCTCCATGATAGAAGACGGTAATCCATATAATGTAAAGAAGTTATTTGCAGCAACTGTATTCTCATGAATCATTGTATTCTTAAATCGAGACAGTTCATTCATTGTAGCCCCAATTGATAAGTATATCGTTAAGAAACGAACAAACGAATCATAGTTAGAGTATATCTGATTGAAATCTCCTCGTAATGCTCCGAATACATAATCTCTGCATTTTTTGTATGATGACTCGAAAGTATGAATAATATCTGCAGAGACTGTGATGTTTCCAAATGTTTCATGGAACATACTAAGCTTGTTAGTATTAATCCTCATGATATCACCATCTCTGCAAGCACGAGATACTTCGATATTAATCTTATTCGTACCAATATACTTTAAGTACATACAGTTCGGATGTTCAGTTAACATATCCTTGTAGTAATCTGTATTCATAAAGAGTTCCTGATATTTCTCTGGCATTAAATGAACAGGTTCATTCTTATACAGATTACTATCTGCAGAATACATGGCAAAGAATTCATCCGGTATAAGCAATACCTCATCCGGAGGAGTATTCTCATCACCATTAAATGGCATACCCGTTAAATTCAGATAATACTTATTCGGTTCTTTATAATTATCTATGTACCATTGTCTTGCTTCGATTAATAATTCATTCTTAATGTTATATGGAATCATTGATAAGTTATTGATGTATTTGTTTATGGTCACTGGGTCTGTGATACCATTTCTTATCAATGCTTCTTTGATGGTTCTGTCTGTATACGTATAAGATTCAAATATATCGGTATGGTTCATTGCACGTACATACATCTCACCATACTTCTTGCTATCTAAAGTCTCATACTTGTTAGCTTCAGTTTTGTTCTTAAACTCTGCATTGGTTACTATTAATTCTATCTTTAATAAGTATTCACTCATTGCATTGTTAGCACGTAATCCATTCATGGTAACTATCTTCCTTTCTATAAAAAAGAATAAAAAAGGACGGGGTAGAACCCCGTCCCATATTAATTAAATAAAGACTCTAAATCCATGGAATCATACTCAGAATCGACATCGTATTGATCAAGTATATCTCCAAAGATATCACTTGTGCTGTATATCAAGTTACCAACACCAGTATCTCTGTTAACCTTTTCTTGACCACGATTAACTTTACCGATTATGATTCGTTTGAGCATTTCATCAGTATATTCACCAGGAGCCAAAGGTTCATCTGGAAACAATAACTGATATAGATGATACAGCTCATCCCATTCTTTGTGCTTCATCCAGACATCAAGATTTGCTGCACCTGAAACAGTTCCGTCTGTACCATAGTTCATTTCAAAGTCTTTTAACAGGTTATAATCTCGTAATTGATTGATAACTTGTATTGCATTGACTTTATCGCCTTGATAGAATGCTTGACCATGAATGTTACTCCGGCATAGATAATCCAAGAATACAATATCACAACCAAAGTTCTTAGCAAGATATTGACATATCAGATTACCATATTCAATAATATTTTTATCTGAGAAATAAATGCATATTTGTATCTTATTTCCATCCAAGGCTTTATCAAATAAGCATTCATGAACTGCTGATTTGGTTGAGTTTTTATCGAGTTCATTTATTATTGCTTGATATACATTACTCTCAATTCCTTCAGTAATTATTGTAGTCTCATATACTGATGGATTTAATGCATCGCCTTCGATGTAGTGAATGTGATATCCACTACATGCTGCGAGTGCATTCTTTGTATTCAAATCATTAAATACCTCAAATCCACCACTATCTGATGCTCTAATCTTAGTGCGTGGCATGCTACTACTACCGAATGGGGAATCAAGTATATAATAATTTGCATTTAATAAAAGATCTCGAGTCCATATCTGTGTAAGTACATTTAAGAATGCTCTTTTACTACATAAGATCATTCACATGTCCTCCTTATCACTTCATGTTCTCTGCATAATTGAGATACCATTCAGCTTTATTGTGATCCTGTTCTGCTGAGTTGCCTTCCTTGTTTCCTGCACGATAACGGTACTTATATGCGGTGAGAATACACCACTGACGTACTGCTTCATCACCGAACATAATTCTCATTTCCTCAATACATTCTCTGCGTCCATTCTGAGAATAATGTGATGGATGGTTAACCTGTTCTGACATTATTATTCACCTCCTTCTTCTTCAGATAAAGCATCATAATATTCATCATATGCTTTCTTTAATGTGTCTTCATTCTTGTCGATTACTTCATTCATTAATCGATCAAAATATACACCCATCGTATACAATGGATCTTCTGTAAGAAGTGCATATAAACATACTAACGGATCAAGAGCATCCTCATCTCGTTCGTGAGCATACTCATGTGCTTCGTATACTACCCTTGGTATATTCCACACAAACTTCTTATCGAGATCTCTACTGAGTGGGATATCCTTAAAGTACTTCTCTTCGAATGATAAGAGTGTACTCATTATGTCATCAATCTCTTCATCATTGAGATTGGTATCTTCTTCTTCTGGTGGTATGAACTGATTTGTTGATGGATTCTGAAGGAACTGTTTGAGTTCACTTATCTCGTCCATCATTTTGTCGATCTTAACATCATCAGCTCTTCTGTTCTCCCCACTACGTCTCTCAACATGCTCTTCTTCCACCTTAGGTGGTTCTGTGTGCACATTGAGATACTGCATGGAGATCAGCATCTCTTTTAGTTTCATAACTTCCTCCTCTATAAATGTCACATGATCATCTGTTCTTAATCATGTTTAATGCATTAACAAATCCTTCCATTCTATCTGGTGCATCTGGATTATATGTTACTGGCTTCTTAATTGTACATTCCCTTTCTGCATATGTTCCTGTCATTTCTAACGTATAGGCTGGATCAATGCTGTTCTTAAACAGACTGCTACGAATGTTTGAGTTTATACGTGCTCTGATTGTTGAGTCTGGGATCTCCGTCTTACAACGATTACATCTATAAGTATGATAATATGAATCTGGAACTAACTCCATACTTCCACATTTATGACACTTAAATATTATACCAGATACTCTGAAGATATACGCATAATCTATACACTTAGCATGTCCATTCTTCACTCCCCAGTTTGCATAGTTCTTGGAAACAAATCCTACATCACCCAAGAGATATCCTGAATCAGACCAATTCTTTAATATAGCGAGTATCTCACTTTTATAATTGCTCATTTCATTATATGACGTAAACGCAGGAACATAGTCGGCCACCAAAAGGTGGCCGCCTTTAGTTATCTCATAAGGTAAACTATTATCTGGATACTTTGGATTCAATCTTGGAAGAGTGAATCCAATGTTCCATTCCTGCTTGTTATCATTTATCCCTTCATCATCTAACGCAGTTTTGAATACCCAACCATCATACTTAAATATGAATCTGTTAGTACCTGTACCTACATCGGTGTATGGGATATTATAATCTCCAAGAATATTAATCATCTCTTCACGACGTTTGATGTTGTTCCATCCGTCCTGAAGAGTGACTAAGGCTATGTCCCTTTTAAACTGAAGAGGAAGTTGATTGAGCCTTGACACGAACTTACATGTTTCCTTGGTCTCAATATACTCCATCATTTCCTCCTATATCAGTACTGTGTCTTGAAGTTTGTTTCACATATCGTTGTCCAGCTTGTGTTAACCGGAGTTGTTACGAAGCTAGAAGGATACTGTGGCTGTACAGTTGGAGTATTCAGTGGAGCATAACAACCACTCTGAGCTGGCTGTGTACCATACTGATTCCAATTAATTAATGGAGCCTGAAGATTCTGCTGTGGAATGATGTTCCATGAACCTGCTTTCTTATCCCAACTGCATGCTGAGTTGATGATATCTGTTGTGCTAACAGTTGGAGTTACTGAAGGCATCTGATATCCCCATGCATTTACAGTTGGCTGCTGAAGTACTGGAGCAACTGGCGTTGTAGGATTATTTAAGTTAGCCCATGGATTGTTCTGGCTCATTGCTGCTGTGTTTCCACTGTTCTGTGAGTTCTGAACAAACTGATTCAGAGTTGGTGTTGGAACTGATGACGGTGGATATGTACTAAACGGCTGAACCTGAGTCTGCTGTGGCTGGAGTACTGGCTGACCCATGTAAGCTGGATTGTTTACCATGTTTCTTCTGGAGAGATCAGCACCATTTCCAAATGGGTTTATTGAGTAACCCACTGTGTGATACACCGGTGCAGTTACCTGCTGTGGTGTGTATGTGTTAGCAAGCCAGTTACCTGATACTGGTGCGTCTGGATTAGAATTTGAATCGAACATTTTAAATACCTCCGTTAGTTTAATAATATTTTTCAGTGTCTGTAGGATGATTTTAAATATCATCACAGATCACCTACAATCTTAGTGGAATACTGATGATATCAGCTGTGCAAGTAACCCCATATCATCCAGTACACTTGGCTCAGGAATATTCCACTTAGTTCTTAAGCAAGCATACTCCTTATTCAAGAATTCTAAATCACCCATCATCATCCCCGAAGATGGAATGATCTTCTGCATATACTGTGGCGGTATGATGATACTGCTCATCATTCTCTGTGTCTCATACATGTTTGTCTTTCCAGACACGTCTACCTCAGTTACTGCCTGTCTGTGAATACCGAGATGCATCTCTAACATCTGTAAGCAATACGAGATGTTGTTGAGCTGAGTCTGAAGCATACTTCTTGGTACCGGAAGAGAGATCAGATAGTAACTGTTGATGTCTGTGATTGGACCTTCTCTCATCATGCAATTTCTTCCATAGAAGAGCTGCTGTGAGTTCTGTTCCACTATCTGGATTTTTTCTCCGCAGTTTGTTGTCGGTCTTGTATCCTTTAAAAGGATCTTAAAGCCGATCATCGGTTCGGTCTTATACTGAGGCCATGTACTCATGATGTAGTTTGAATAATCAAATACCTCATTTGGTGTCAGTACCTTTGCACCTGGATAGATTGCATTAGATGCAAAACTTCCAAAGTTTAAGTTGTAAAGCATCTTTTTATTTCCTCCTTAAGATTAAATAAGATAATGAATCTA